CCACAAAGACATGGGAACAGATGGACTAAACAAAACTTCATCGAAAATGATCCCTACAATAGCTCACTGTTTAGAGACAACAAGCAATGACTATTCAAGAGCTGATGGTTTTAACATGATACCAGAAAAATCTGATACAACTGTAGAGGTTTTTGAAAATCATGGTACAGATAGTAGGGTAAAAGAGATGGGAGATACTTGTAGTACAGTAACAGCAAGGTGGGGTACAGGAGGTAACAATGTGCCTTTTGCATTAGCTGAAAATACTATAGGAAGACAGCCTCTTAACGGAGGTAATGGAGATGGATACACTGAAAAAACACCTATGTACACATTAAATGCTACAGGAGTTCATGGCATAGCACATGGGTTTGAACCAGGTATTGCAAAGAGGGAGGGTAATCCATCTAGGTTTACTGAAGAAAAGTCTCCTACCATAAGAGCTAACATGGGAGATAATCAAGTAGCAGTTTCAAATCAAATGGCAGTAAGAAAGTTAACGCCTGTTGAGTGTGAAAGGTTGCAAGGATTTCCTGACAACTACACTAACATTAAAGAGAATTGTCCTGATGGGCATAGGTATAAAGCTATGGGTAATAGTATGGCAGTACCTGTAATGAGATGGATAGGAGAACGTATAAACAACTATAAGGAGGAAAACTATGCAGTATAAAAAAGTTATGGTAATAGGTGATATGCACATTCCGTATCATCACAAAGACTCTATGGCATTTCTTAGAGCGTTAAAGAAAAAGTACAAAGGTTTTGACCTAGTAGTAAATATAGGTGATGAGTTAGATCAACACGCAATTAGTATGCACGATAATGATCCAGACTTACCTAGTGCTGGAGATGAGTTAAAAATGTCTAAGGTTCACGTTAAGGAATTAGAAAAGATATTTCCTGATATGACGTTAGTTGATTCTAATCATTCATCGTTAGTATATAGACGAGCATTAAAGTATGGTTTACCAAAGGCTTATCTTAAACACTACAACGAGTTCTTAGGTGTAGGTAAGGGTTGGAAGTGGGTGCAAGACTTAACCATTACTCTTAATGATGGTTCTAGGTGTTTCTTTACTCATGGTATGTCAGCTAATGTATTAAGTGTGGCTCAGAAGTATGGTATGCACACAGTTCAGGGACATTACCATAGTAAAGCTAGTATTCAATACTTTAGCAATCCTGATAAATTAGTATGGGGCGCACAAACAGGATGCTTAACTAACCAAGATTCAATGGCCTTTAGTTATGCTAAAAACTTTAAAGACAGATTCATTATGTCATCCATTGTGATTGTAGATGGACAACCTAGAATACATCCTATGGTTATTAAAGATGGTAAATGGATAGGTAAGATAGTATAATGAAGAAAGCAAACAAACTTAAAATGCAAAAGATGGTAGAGTTTGGTTGTGTGGTATGTAGGTGGTATGAGGGGGTAGATGATTTACCTCCTTGTAACATTCATCATATTAGAGATAAGACTGGACTAGGCATGAAAGATGAAGAGATGATACCTCTTTGTCATTACCATCATCAAGGGCGTATGGGTATTCATACTATAGGTAAAAAGATGTGGGAAGAAAGGTATGGAACTCAACGTGAATTACATGAACGAATGAAGGAGGAATTAAATTTTGACATCGATTGATTTTGAAGTAAAGAATCCACTTAAAGATCAGGTGGGTGGAGACCATTATAGTAAGTTAGAAATACAACCAGCGGTGTATTCAGAACGTAACAAGCTATCTTACTTACAAGGTAATGCAATTAAGTATATTACTAGATATAAAGATAAGGGAGGTGTAGAAGACTTATACAAGGCAATACACACTGTTAAACTTTTAATAGAATTGGAGGACATAAAATGAGCTATTTAGGTTACAAGAATAAGGCTTTCATGAATTATAAAAGGGAGCAAGAAAGAATAAAGATATGGAAGATAAAACAAAAGGCAGCAAAAGCAAGGAAGCTTAAAAGGTTTAGGCAGTGGAAAAAACTATCTAATACATTCATAATACAGCTTGTAGTAGTAGCATTACTAATAGCTCTTTATGGTGTGTTTGCTTCAGCAATAATAGCAGAAGAAAAAGGTAGTAAGGTAGGGGTAGGCAATTTTGTAATGGCAGTATCTTACACAGATTCATATAATGATTTAGTCTATGTATCTAACTTTGTCAACTGCGACCATGCTTTAGATTATTACAATATGAACTGTGCAACACAAGGCGCTAAAATTATGATGTGTCAATTAGAAGAATACCTTTATATGCCAATAGGCCATAACAGTGATTCATCATTTGACTTTGAGCCAACAGACAAACAGTCCTGCGGATTCGTAGGAGTTCAGAAACCTAAATTTACGGAGGCACAATAATGGGAAAAGGCAGCGGAAGACGTAAGCAAGATATTACTGACGAAGAGATGGAAAAAGCATGGAACGCTATCTTTGCTGGGCATCCAACTGAAGATCAGTTTGAAACAATAAAGAAAGACATCGTTAAACGTAAAGAAGATGTTGTAAGAGAAGATGGGTATGGCAATGTATTACCTAAAACCAATGACCCTGACAGGTTTGTTGATGATATTGGAGATGCTTAATGGCTAAAACATCTCCTACACAAAGAACCTTAAAACGCATGAGAGAGTCAGGTGACTATGTTCTAGTAAAGATAGTTGAAAGATGGAACGCTCATGCTTTTAAAAGGCAAGACCTCTGGAACTTTGATATATTAGGTATATCAATTACTGGAGAGACACACGCTATACAGGTCACATCGTATAGCAATGTAAACGCTCGGATTAAAAAGATAGAAGAATCTGAATACACACCTCACTTACGAGATGCAGATTGGGTTCTTCTTGTTGAAGGCTGGAAGAAAGAAAAGAACGGCAGATACAAATCTTACATAACCGATTTATCTTAACGAAAGGAGACTAAATGGACAATTACCAAAGATTCATTCATGTATCACGCTATGCTAGATACATACCAGAACTAAAAAGAAGAGAAACATTTGAAGAGACAGTAACAAGATTAACTGACTTTATTAAGAAACATCAACCAAAGCTAGGCAAGGATATAGATAGGATTCATAAAGCAGTAATGAACCTAGAGGTAATGCCAAGTATGAGGTTATTAATGACAGCAGGTGAGGCTTGTGAGCGTGATAACATATCTGCTTATAACTGTGCTTATATTGCAGTAAGTAACAAGAGAGTATTCTCAGAGATACTATACATTTTAATGAACGGAACAGGAGTAGGCTTTAGTTGTGAAAGACAAGAGATTGATAAGTTACCACCAATACCAGAAAGTGTTAATACTTGTGATGATACTATTGTTGTTGGCGACAGCAAACTTGGGTGGGCGAAAGCGTTTAAAAAACTTTTATCTAGTTTATGGGAGGGTGATATACCAACCATTGACTACTCTCGTGTTAGACCATCAGGTGCTAGGCTTAAAACATTTGGAGGTAGAGCTTCAGGGCCTGAACCATTAAAGAGACTATTTGACTTTGTTACTGAGTCATTTGTTAACGCTAGAGGTCGTAAACTAAACTCTATTGAGGTACATGATATTGTATGTATGATTGGTGAGATAGTTGTTGTAGGTGGTGTTAGACGTTCAGCTCTTATATCCCTATCTAATCTTACAGATAAACGCATGAGAGAAGCTAAGATAGGTGCTTGGTATAATGAGTTCCCCTGGCGTGGTCTTGCTAACAACTCTGTAGCTTATACAGAGAAACCTGACATGGAAGTATTTATGGAGGAATGGTTATCGTTAGTAAAGTCTAAGTCAGGTGAGCGTGGTATCTTTAACAGGGTAGCATCTCAGAAACAAGCAGAGAAACAAGGACGTGACCCTAGCCTTAGTTATGGCACAAACCCTTGCAGTGAGATAATATTAAGACCTACAGGTCAAATGTGTAACCTCACAGAGTGTGTAGTAAGAGCTGATGATACAAAAGAATCATTAAAAGAAAAAGTAAGGTTAGCAACCATACTAGGTACTTTTCAATCTACTTTAACTAAGTTTCAATTCCTATCGCAAGAGTGGGTAAAGA